AGGGTTAGCGTCTGAGACGAGCTTTTTCTGAATGGGAGAAAATTGCTTGACATTTTTGTATTTCTGAAGTTGAATAAAATCACCATCAGAAGAAATGATCATAACAGGTTCATTCTTACCGAACTCCTGTGTTTGTTCAACTAGAGTACCAATAACGTCATCAGCTTCTACTCCTTCAAGATGTACAAACTTGTAAGGGAAGTTAGCTCTGATCTCTTCTCTGATTTGATTGAGGTATGTAAAAAACAATTCCCAGTCCATAGAAGACTCTGCACGAGCTTTCTTACGGTGAGCTTTATATTGTGGGAATACACGTTTACGCCATGAATGTGCGCCGTCACATGCAATAACCATTTGGCCATACTCATCACGATATTTTTTGTTGTACATACGAATCGAGTTAAGAATCATATGACGGAGGAATCCTTCGCTAAGTTCAGCATTAGGCTGAGCCATAAAGGATGCAATGGAAATTTGACTAAAATCAATGAGTATCATTATGTTGTTCTTTCGCAGCTTTTTGCAACTCTTCAGCAACTAAATCTAAGTATCCATGCATAAAATGATTAACACCAAGTTGTCGACAAATTGCAGCATTAAGTATATTCAAAACTACACCAAGATCGTTAAATAATTCTGGCTTTCTTGGATCAAATCCAAATTCGAATAGTGTAGCAGAAACCTGTGTAATGAGTGCTCGACTAAGTTCATTAGCATAATCTTCATCGCTATACTTTTTCTTGTTTGGAAATTGTAGTACCTGTCCCATTATTATATCACAGTCTTTGCCCGTTGTAAACCTTTAATATGCGAGCGATGAACTTTTACCATAATCCATTCATTAAAATAATTATCGCTTGTTAAAACTCCGCGAGTAAATTGTTCTAAAGCTTCTAAGTAATTACACTCACCTTTTGTTTTACATAAATGTAAAATTTCGCGAGTATAGTTTTCTTCACCTTTGTTTTGTACTTCTTCTAACAAAACTTTATTAGATCCAAAGTAAGTCTTCCAATCAGACTCTACTTTGGATCTTTTCTTTTTACCTTTGATTGTTTTTGTTTTGCTAGACCAAAAAAACTTTTTACCAATGTACTGCTTTTTAGTAGAAGTACAAGTAATTAGATAAACAAAACCGTATAGTTCTTTATGAGTTAGTTCACCTAATTCAAAAGGTTTACCATTCATCGTCCATTGCGTCATCATGTGGATACTCCATTTCATCCAGTTCTTCTTCTATATATGGAGCACCACAAAACGTACAATACATAGGCTCTTCGCCTACTTCATCATAATTATATTCTATAGTAGCTTCACAGCTACATTCTTTACATTCTAGAGATTTTTTTGTCATAGTGTTTGTTCTTTTAATTCTAGCCAAGTTTTAACTTTGCTAAGATCTCCAATCAATTGTTCACCATGAAATAGTTGTGGAACAGATCTCAACCCCTGATTTAACAATACATCTCTAGCTGCAGCATTTGTTTCTACATCTATAGATGTGTATTTAATATTTTTAGATTCTAAAAAAGATTTTAATTTATCACACTCTGGACAAACGCTTTTAGAATAAACTATAATCATAGTGATAAGCCTTTCAATGTATCTACTGAAACGTCTTGCTTAACGCCACCAGTAATATATGAAGTAATTTCTGTTTCTTGCGGAGCAACTTGTACATTAGATCCACTAATCCATTTTTCAGTCCAAGGCAATGGATTTGATTGTGGTACACTATATGGGCAATGATAGCTTAAAGTTCTCATACGTCTACAACCAATCCATTCAACATAATCAGCTAAAAGTTTTTCATTAAGACCAATCATTGATCCATCTTTAAATAAGTACTTAGCCCAATCTTTTTCTTGCTCAATAGCAGAAACAAACATCTTTTGAACTTCTTCTTCAGTTTCTTGACGAATCTTTACAAAGTCAGGATCATCTTTTAATAGATGCTTAATAATTGATGTACTTGAAGCTAGGTGTGTGTTTTCATCACGTGCAATAAACTTAATTACTTTTGCGTTACCTTCCATTTTCTTAAGCTCGGCAAATGCCCAAGAGCAAGCAAATGAAACATAAAAGCGAATACCTTCAAGAATATAAACACTCATTAAACATAAGAACAGCTTTTTCTTAAGTTCATATAGATTAATTTTAACTTCTTTACTTCCATTAGGGCTTGTGATTCTATGAAGACCAACACCTAGCATTTCATAATAACGAGAGTATTCAATAAAATCATCATAGTAAACTGAAATGTCATGAGCACAATCTAAAATTTCTTGAATATTTTTAATCTCGTCAAATACAATAGATGGATTTGCATAAATGTTACGAATAATGTGTGTATAAGAGCGAGAATGAATAGTTTCAAAGAAAGCCCATGTTTCAACTAATACTTCTAATTCTGGAACAGAAGCTACTGGCAAAAATGCAAGATTTGGCGAGCGACCTTGTACTGAGTCTAATAAAATTTGGCGCTTTAAGTTTGATGTAAAGATATGTTGTTCATGTGCATTTAGATCTGCAAAGTCTTTACGATCTTTAGATAAATCCATTTCTTCTGGACGCCAAAAGAATCCAAGTTGTTTATCTGTCAGTTTTTCAAACTGATTATATCGAACAGCATCATATCTTGCAATGTCTACTGATTCACCAAAAAACATTGGTGATTCTAAATGACTTGTTGTTTTTAATTTAAATACAGATGACATATTACCATTTTCCTATTGGACATTTACTAGAAGGTGGTAGTATTTTAAATAAAACAATACATCCACACATTTTGCACTTTTCTATTCTATCTTTAGTGCAATGACGACACTGTTTGCACGTGTCGTATCTTTTTTGAATTTGTTCTTTTAAATTTTGCATGATTCATTTTTTAAAACATGATTTCCATTCTTCATCTTCATATGGGATCCATCCATTTTTGAAATACTTTATCAAATTTGCGTGAGTAATACAATACTTCTCATTGAACTCTCTAGCCATTCTATTTTGACCATGCTGTAAACCACTATTTTTCCACCACTCATAATAATTATTAGCATTAGACCACATTAGTTTTGATAACTCTGTTGCTCTTGGATGCATCCATGGTTTTACACCATACATTGGATTTTTTTCTCCAACATTAACGCTATTCGTTATCATACCAATAGAAATGTTTTTCTTACCTTCAGCACTTATGGTATAAGTGCCTTTTCTTTTTCTATTGACAGCACCATTCATATTTGGATTATGTGTCTTCATATGATTAGACATACGCCTACGTAACCACCCATATACTTTATTACTTGGTCGGTTTGCACACATCATATTTGCAGCAAACATTAACTTTTCATTTAATGGATACATTTTAACTAATAATTGATGTGCTAAATAATGTTCTTCAGGCGTCAATTCAACTAAATTACTAGAATCGTCTGAACCATTCATACACCGTGGAATGATGTGATGTGTTTCAGTATAAGATTCTATTACTCTATCTTTAGCTCTTGATATTAATAAATTGTAGTGTTTAAAATAATCCATATATTTCTCCCTATATGGATTATTTATACATTTTAGATTTTACAAGAGTTAGATTTTACAACTAGCGCAATCATCATCTTCACCTTCAACAGGCTGAGCTAATTGTTCTTCAATTTCTTTAAAATCTTTTTCATGAATTTCACCAGCACCATCATACGTATTAAAGTAGTATAATTGCTTACCACCATACTTATAAAACATAACAAGATGCTTAATCATTTCTGACATTGGTACTTTATGATCTTCATAGTTTTCAGGATTATATGATGTGTTGACGGAGATACCTTGATCAATATACTTCTGCAACACAGCACAAATCTTTAAATAACCTTCTGGAGATTTTTGATTCCACAGAAGATCGTATTGATTCTTTAACTTATGATAACCAGGAACAACTTGAGCCATTACACCATCTTTAGATTGTTTAAATGTAACTAAAGCTCTAGGTGGTTCAATACCATTTGTTGAATTACTAATTTGTGCAGATGTTTCTGCTGGCATTAATGCCATTAAAGTCGAGTTGCGAATGCCATGCGTAGTAAGATCTTTGCGGAGTGTAGACCAATCCATACGCTCTTGATTTGGAATAAGTTCATCAACTTCTTTTTTATACGTAGTATTTGGCGTCATACCAGATGAATATTTAGTTTCATTACTTAATGGGCATGCGCCTTTTTCAATAGCTAAATCTTTAGATGCTTTAATTAAATAATATGACCATGCTTCTGCGTATTCATCAATTATTGCTAATGCATTATCACTATATGTCAATCCTCTTTTTGCGAGGAAGTAGGCAAGGTTGATGATGCCGATGCCAAGAGGGCGGCGATTCTTCGTCCCTCTTTCTGCAGCTGGTACTGGATACCATTGATAGTCAAGTAATTCGTCAAGTGCTCTGACTGAGAGGTCGCAGTACTTTTCAAATTCTTTTGGTTCGTTAATAAGTCCCCAGTTAATGGCCGACAAAGTGCACAGACTGATTTCCCCATTTTCATCCTCCGCTGAAGTTAATGGCTTGGTTGGTAAATCGATTTCACAACATAAATTAGACATGCGAATAGGTGCTTGTTCAGGAATAAAAGCACCGTGACTATTAGCATGATCTACATTCATTAAATAAATGCGACCTGTATCTTTACGCTCTGTTAAGAATTGACTAAACACTTCGATTGCAGGTAAAATCTTTTTACGAATACTTTCATCTGCTTCATATTTAAGATATAGCTCTTTAAACTTATCTTGATCAGCAAAGAATGATTCATATAAACCAGGAACATCATTTGGAGAAAATAAAGTAATATTGCCACCAGTCAATAAACGTTCATACATTGTTTTATTGAATTGAAAGCAATAATCCATATGACGTACACGCGTTTCTTCTGTACCTTTATTATTCTTTAGCACAATAAGATTTTCAAACTCAAGATGCCAAATTGGAAGATAAACTGTTGCAGCACCACCACGAACACCACCTTGTGAACATGATTTTACAGCTGCTTGAAAATACTTAAGAAATGGAATTAGACCAGTGTGAACAACACTACCATCACCAATACGGCTGCCGATAGCACGAATTGAACCAGCACCGATACCAATGCCAGCCTTTTTAGAAATGTATCTGACAACTGAAGTCGCTGTTGAATTGATGGCGTCCAAAGAATCACCAGACTCAATAAGCACACAAGAGCTAAACTGCCTAGTAGGAGTACGAAGCCCGGCCATGATTGGGGTAGGTAGACTAATATAGAACTGAGAAGTTGCATCATAATAATCCTTTACATACTTTAAGCGTGATTCTTTTGGATAATTCATAAAAAGATTCATCGCAATGAGCATATACAAGATCTGTGGTGTTTCATATGGAACTTTAGTAATGCGATCTTGCACCAAATACTTACCTCGGAACTGCTCCATTCCAACATAAGTAAAATCATTATCGCGCTCATGTTTGAGATATTTGTCTAACTGATCAAACTCACTCTCATCATATGCTTGTAATACTTGAGCATCATACATTCCAATATCAACGTTGCGTTTTACAATATTACGCAATGCCCAAGGTGTATAGTCATTATAAACTTGCTTACGAAGTTTATAATTGACTAAGCGTGCTGCAACGTACTGATAATTAGGTGTTTGCTCTGAGATAAGCTCAGCAGCAGATTTAATAATTAGTTCATGAATGTCATCAGTCTTAATGCCATTATGAATTTGAATATTTGATTTTAATTCAATTTCAGAAATTGATACACCATTAATACCTTCAGTGGCCCACTCTAATACTTTATGAATTTTGTTTACGTCAAACTGGACGCTAGTACCGTCTCTTTTTATTACATTAATATTGTGCATTATTTTAAAAACTCCAAAAGATCAGAAGTATATTATACCACACCTGAATTCAGGTGTAAACAGTTATTTTTTACGGGATTTAAGCTACGGCAGATACTATTGAAATAGCGCCGTTAATTGCAACGTTTAGTTGCTCTTTGAATTCGAGTTCTTCAGCAGTCGTTGCAACTACTTTCTCGACTTCTAAACCTTGAAGAAGATTTAAATATTCTTCTTTCGAAACTTGACCACTTTCATACGCCTGCGTATACTCGTTATAATACGTTGCTAACTCGGCTGTATTCATCGTGGCTTGCTCCCTAAGACTTGTTGGATTTTCTCAGCATTTCTTTCGACTTGCTGAAGTTTCATTTTGCAAAAAACACTTGATGTTTTATCATCAAACTTTATTTGACTAGATAGTTCTACTAACTGGCCAGCCATCTTAAATGCTTCTGGATTGCGTGGTATATGTTGAGTAAAATTTTTAAGTTCTATAGAGGTATATATTAATTCACTAACTTGAGCGTTAACATCAATAGGTTTATCACAAGATTTTTGTGCTATTTGTGCTTTAGTACGTATTTTATTTACCAATGCGTATTCTTGATTATCATAACCTGCCATAAGGTAAGCATCAAGTATTGAACAACCAGATAATAATATTAATGTGCTACTTAGTAATATCTTTTTGAACAGGCTCATAATATTCCTTATATTTTATGATAATAGATCTTTGATTAGCTATATAATTTCGTATTTCAGCCATGTTTAACGCAAGTTGTTCATAGCCTTCATCTGTTAAAGCAAATAATACTACATCAATATTTTTTTCTTTTAACTCTGCAAAAATAGCTTCTGCATTTTCAGGCGTTATGATATACCATTGCGGTATTCTTCCGTTTAATGGTGCAGGTTCTTGTAAATTAAGCTTTGTTCTTTCTGCTGCCTTTGTTTGTATTTCTATTGGCTTAACACTATTACCAAATAAGCCAAAGGACGCACAACCACTAATTAGAAGTGGAGTTATAAGCAGGATTGATGAGCGAAGGACACTCACGATTTGCTTCTGTAGCTGTCTTTGCATTTTTCTCTTTTTCATTCAATGGCGCACCAGATGCTAATTCTAAACATCTCATAGCATTTGCTGTACCGCGGTTAACTAATCTACTCATTAATTCTGGCTTTTCAGATGCAAGAGCTCCAATATCTTTTTTATCAAATTTATTTGCTAAAGCTGCTACATCTTGTTTCTGTTTTTCATTTTGCTCTGCTAACGCTTTATTAGTTTCTTGAATTTGAGCAATATCAGCTCTCATCATATTTAAAAGTTCATTTTGTTGAGCAATACCATCTTGTAATTTTTGATTATTTTGTTCTGATATTGCAAGGTCAGCTTTAAGATTTATAACATACCATAAGCCTACTGCAATGATCAATACAATAATTAAAGTAACGATAGCTTTTATTGCATTACCAATTCCAAACATAGATTAGCAGTTCCACTTTCTTAATGCTTTGTTAATACGGCTATCTGGATCATTAGCTGTTTTAGCTGATGTTAAACGTTTCTTCATACCACCCATACGAGCGCAAAAAGATTTTCTGCGCTTAGCAGCTTTACTATCTGGATCTAATTTTGATGGAGGTGTTGTTACAGGTGCTTTTAAATTTCCACCAGTTTTGTTATTATAATAATCACGGCCCTTTTGAGTTAAACCACCAGTAGAAGATTTATGACCTTTAGAATCTACTGCTGCTTCATCGAGTTCAACCCACTCTTTAAAGTCAGTTAATTTCTTACGCTTCAATGGCTCTTTAGTCATAACTGCTTTTTTACCAGCATCACCTTGTGTTCCAGCAATATTACCACTACCAACATTATTAGCTGGTGCTTCTTCTGCTATTTTCTTAGCCATAGCATCAGATTCTTTTTTACCTTTTTCATATGCTTTCTTTACAAAGCGAAATGCTTGGTCATCTTTACCTTTTGCAAATGCTGCATCTCTAGCTTTCTTTGCAAGATCTGAAGATACTTCATCTAGTTCTTCAACTTCTTCATTGACTTTACCAATGTAGTTATGATCATGAACTTTATAACCAGCTTTTTTATAATGATTAATAGCTGAATCAATTGCATGGTCTTTATCACGCGCTTTTACTCTAACACGCTTTTCAATCTTTTGATTGCGCATTGTTGATGCTGAGTGTTGTGGGTCTGTAACTGTAACTGATACGCGATGAGTTTCCATAGCTTCCTCTTTTATTTGTTCTTTTTTAAGTGCTAATCTATGTTGTGCCAAACTAGATTTTTGGTTCCACATTCTTTTAATTACATTTAAATGCTTAATGTTCATCTATAAATGTCTTCTACTGTAACATATATTTTTTGTTTAGTAGATACATGATATACTGAGTAAATGTTTATACCTTCAAAATTAGCCTGAGGTACAGCATTAGCTTCATTAACTAAAATTACAGAGCCTTTAAATGCTACAACATCTCCTGTAGTAGGAGATACGATGTGTTCTGCTAGTTTATATTTACCTGGCAAAAGCATATCTTCTTTCAACATCCACGCTTTAGACTCAGACAAAGTAGTATCTAGTTCAACACCTTCTTGTTCTAAGAAAGCTTTAAATCCTTCAAACACAGCTTCTTTTGACATCTTTGTATTTTCATGTACAAGCCATAAAGCTGCTGCATAAGAAGCTAACTTAGTTTTTCCAAATGGTACTTTATTTAATAATCTTTTAATGTTATACACTAATCTAAAGAATAATGTATATGCGTCTTTTTCTTCTGGAGTTTTTGCTTTACGCAAAACTTTACCATTCTCATCTACTAATCCAAGTTTAAACGCTTTAGTTTCTTTCCAAGGTGTAACTAATTGTCTTAAAAATCTAAACGTATAGTAGATGTCTATTGCTCTTTGAAATAGTGCCATCTTAAATTTTCCTTAAAGCCTCTACGATTTTTTGATCTAGAGGCACTTCAATATATTGATCTTCTGGTAGATAATTTAAATACACCAGAAATGTTTTTAGTATTGGCCAATTCTTTTCTTCAATTTTATAAAACATCATATGGTTAGCCGCTTTAATTCCAAATACATTATAAAGAACTATTAAATGATTAAGTATTAATCTTTCACTTAATTCACCTACAGTTTCATAACGATTAAACAATCGCTTTATGTATTTAAACCTTTGCAAATCCTCTTCAAATTCTTCTTGAGTCATGCATTGCGTATTATTATAATTCTTTGCAGCAAATAACGTAAAGTTTTTGCTATTCAACTCTTCAAAGTTTTTCATAACTTCCTATAATAAAAGATAACAGAGGGAACGTTCCCTCTGTTATTTACTCTGCTTCAGGTGCTTCAGTTGTTGAAGATTTTTTAGTTTTCTTCTTTGGTGTTTCTTCTAATAAACCTTCAACAGCTAATAACAATTCACCTGATTTAGGATCTACCCAACCCTTGTCAGTTGCTTTAGCATTAGGTGCCCATACAGGAGGTGTTGCTGCCATAATAATTACGCCTTTTTAGTTTTCATTTCTTCTTTGAAGCCTGAGAAGGTTTTCTTCCCTTTGGCTTTTGTGTCGCCACAGCTTGCTTCTTCAATGGCTGCTTCTTCGCTGGTGCTTTCTTTTTTGATTCCTGTTTTACTTGCTCCGTCGTATTTTCCTGCACCTTTTCCTGTTGGCTTACTGGAAACGGCCAATTTTTCAGATCCGGATTTGTATTCTGATCCTGGATCGTCTGTGACGTTGACTGAGAGTTGGTCGAGAAAATCTTTTTCACCTTGTGCACGAGGTCCGAAATCATCTTTATCATCTTCTTTATCCTTAATGTTAGCATGCTTAATATCTTTAGCACCTGTTTTAACTAAATCTGCTTCTTCATCTAATTCAACAAAAGAATCATAATCAGTAGATTCTTTTTTCTGAGCTGAGTAATAAGCTGCTAAAGCCATTTCTTTACGCTTCTCTTTAGACTTACCAGCAAACTTTGGATTATCAGACTTAACAAAGTCAGAGATCCAATCACCAGCTGTTGAGTCT